ATTCGGCAATGACGCCCAGAGGCGATGCGGCGGTTTCGGCCCCGGTGTATTCCATCACTGTCGCCAGAGACCTGCCGATGTCTGCGCATCCGTGCTGCAACAGCAGGCTGGCCCATGTGCAGGCGTCTTTGATGGTGTCAGCCATGTTGCCGCCGTTGATGGTATCGGCAAACACCTCGCATGGTTCGCCTGTGCTAGGGTCAAAGCCTACGGTTACGGTGATCTGGTGGCCCTGCCAGTCGGCTTGCATAGTCACATTCGGGCGGCGGGTGTTGATAATGGCGCGGGTCATTCTGCGGCTGCGAACATATCCGCCCCATGATCGGATGCATCTTGCAGGTTAAGATTAGCTTGCGCGGCGTATTCGGATTTCAACTCAAACCCGATATATTTGCGACGGGCGCGCAGTGCCTCATATCCGGTTGATCCGATGCCGTTGAATGGGTCCATAACAACGTCACCTGGGCGAGTGTAAAGACGCAGGCACCGCTTGATTGTGTCCAGTTGCAACGGGCAGACGTGCTTTTCGTCGTTTGCGCCTTTGGCTTGGCGGAATGACCGCAAGACGTTGCCTTGCTTGATATCCATCCAGACCGGGCTTGCCAGAGCCTGCCATTCGTCGATGGTAAACTCGGCCTCTTTTATCAACTCGGCCAAGACTTCATCCGGTGGGCATCCCCCGCACAGACCTTCGCGGGTCAACTGCTCCAACCATTCTCGGGCAATCTTTAATGGGGTTCCGTTTTTCCATCCCCGATCAATCTGGCTAGTGTGTTCAACCGGCCTATCGTTCACGGCGGCTTTGCGGAAAAACAGCATATAGTCTGGCATGCCCACGCGGTTCATTGTGCTGTCTTTGCAGATTGTTTTGTGCAGCAATCCCAGCGCCTTTGTCCGCTGCATCTCAACTACGGGGTCTTTCCAGATCGTCGCGCGGCCATGGTAGATCAATCCTGCCGCCGTATGCGCTCGGATAAGATCGCCTGAGAAGTCTTGCAGACCGATTGCGCCATCTCGCCCCTTGCGCATTGGCAAGTCGGTGCAATGCACGCAAACAATCCGGCCTGGGCGCATAACGCGAGTTAGGGCTTCGGCAAAAAAACGATATTGATTGATGAATTTCTCGCCGGTGCCAGCGTTGCCGAGGTCGCGTTCGCTGTCGGAATAGACAAACAAATCCCCGAAAGGCGGGCTGAAAATTGCGCAATCAACGCTGTTTTCTGGCATTGCGTGCATGCCTTCAATGCAATCAGAGTTGTGCAAAGCCCATCCGTTGCCGCTGTATTCTGGTTGCTTCTTATCCACGATCATTCTCCCTTGATCCAATCAGGAAAAGCCAACTCCAGTGGCCTTTCATATTTCACGCGCGTCTGTGTTGCCCCTTGGGCGCGTCGCATTGCGTCTGACATGCGCCGCTTCATTTCTTCATGCTTTGCGGCCTTGCCATGGATGGCAGACCATATCGCGCCTTCTGTGTCGCTGATCACGATATCATTGCGGACACGTTCTGTCTGCCCAAAACGATGCGACCGGCGAACGGCCTGGTAGTGCTGTTCATAGCTGAAACTGATCGAGGCAAATACGGCGTGGGCGCAGTGCTGCCAGTTTACGCCAAACCCTGCTAACTTTGGCTTAGTCACGATGGCGCGAAAGTCACCGTCGACGAACCCAAGCAATAGCGCCTCTTTTTTATCAGGGTCCATATCCCCCCGCACTTCCATCGCGCCAGGTATCATCTTGGCAAGCGTGGCGCTTTCTTCATTGGTCTCGCACCAAACTGTCACTGGTTTATCATGTGTTGCCAATTCAGCCGCCAACTCGCACCGTTGCTTAAGTGTCAGCCTCTTTTCCGCATGGAAGCTGGTCGCGCTCAATTCCGGGATGCGGAATAGGTTGCCTTGCGTGTCTTGTGTTCTGTCGGCTTCGACAGTGTGCAACGTGCGCAGAACGTCAGGCAGAACGTATCCTGTATCATCGCCGCCAAGGTCGCTTGGCAATGTGGCGCAACGGCTCCAGCTTGCCACCCAAGACCAGAAACTTTCAACTGCATGGCCCTTTAACCGCCAGTCTTGGCTTGCCGTGCTAGTGTCATTGATAAACCACTTGGATAGCATTTCTTGCTGGCGCATGACGCCCAGAAACTCTGCATGGTTGCCTAGTTCCATGTGGTCGTTTGGCGATGGTGTTGCGGTCGCTGCCAGTTTGTAAGGAGTGTCTTTGAACGCATCCATCAGCATATTGCGGGTGCGGCCTGCAAATGATTTCAATATACTGCTTTCGTCGAGGATGATCGCGCCGAATGATGCGGGGTCCAACTTTTGCAGCCGCTCATAGTTTGCGACCATTACGCCTGCGCCGATTTCGTGCTGTTCTTTGATCTGGCGCGCGTCAATATTGAATTTGACGCCTTCTCGGATCATCTGCCCAGCAACCGCAAGCGGCGTCAGTATCAGTGATGGCTTGCCAGTTTCGTCTGCGCATTGGCGCGCAAACTCCAATTCGATGAAACTTTTGCCAAGTCCGGTATCAAGAAATGATGCCGACTTGCCTTTTGATAGCGCAAATTCAAGCGCGGCAATTTGGTGGGTTTTCGCGGATGGGTTGATTGGCGATGGATTAAACCCATACGTCCGCGCAACCCCGGCGCGTGATGCGATAAACTCGCGATATTCATGCAATGACATATAAAGCCCTTCCTTGGCTGTTCTCCGGTTGTCGCGGCCAGGGGCTGGAGAGGCCCTTTTCGACTGCCGTCTAGGCCGCGCTTGTTTATGCTACTTCGCTTTGCCTTCGGCGGTCAATGACCAAATAAACACCCGCCCGCCCCGCGATGGGATGCCCTTGCGAACAACGCGATCCAGCGCGTAGAGGCGGTTTAAAACCTGAGTGACGTGGGATTTATCCATCTTCAATGCAGCGGCGATGGTCTTGGTGTCGGTGTGTCCATGGCGAATGGCGTCGATGCACTTGGTTTCTGTGATTGCCGCCTTGGCCGCGTATTCTTCGGCGCGCGGGCTTAGGGCTGCGGCCCTTGCCCCGGTCGCAATGGATAATGACACATGTGCGCTATGCCGCGCGCCGTGCATGCCTCTGGTTTCAATGGCCATATCTCTGCCGATGAGGGCTTCCATGGCGGGGGTGATGGTAAACGCGCCGTTGGCGAAGGGATAGCGGCGGATCATCTCTTGGGTCGGGGTCATGCGCGTGCCGCCTTTGGCCCTACAGCCGCGCAGACCGCATCAATCCGCTTATCCAGTGCAGCGGCGGCGGCTGATGCCTCACTGCGCAGCTTTGCCACCTCAGCGCGGATGGCTACAAGTTCCTCGTTTTCCCCGCTCGGGCCGAAAAGTTCTTCCCGCACCTTCGACACCCATCCGAACATGATGCCGTCGCCCAATTCATCCGCAACGGCCAAGTCAGTCTTGTCGCCCTTGTATCGTTTGGCTGTGTCGTCGTAGTCGTCTTCCAGCGCCATGATGATAAGGCGTTTTTGCTTCGGGGTCATTTCGCGGATCTGGGCTATTGTCGCTGCGGTCATAGTCTCTACTCCTGTGGCGTGTCCGTTGACTGCAAATTTGTGTTGCCATTTTTCTGGAATGCCGTCTGCCCACTTGGCAGGCACGACATGCTTGCCTTTTTCAAACTCATACGCGCGGCGCTTGGCTTCGCACATTGGGCATCGCAGTTTGTTTTTAACGAATGACCATCCCATCTGGGTTAACTTTTTGACGGCCTGCCCTTGGTTGGCTGTGACCGGGACACCACGCCCGCGCTCGTGGTTGTTTGGGATAACCTCGTCCCGTGAACAAACGTCACAAATGCAGTTTGCCCGTGACTGTCCGGCAAAACCCCTGATTGCCTCAATCATGCTGTGGCCTCGCTTGCGGCTAGGTCGCGGTCGATCCTGAATAGGATGCCGGAAACTGTGCCTTTGGTTATGCCCATGGCGGTAGCGATTTGCAACATGGTCATTCCGGTATCGCGCAGGGCCATGAGTTGCAGCATAAGGCGATCGGTCGGGATGGTTTTGCGGTGGGGGTCATTGGGTTGCCTTCGCTTTCTTTTGCCCATCGTATGATTTTCCCCGATCATCAAGCAATGGCTCTTGCCAGTATTCAAGCGTTGAAAGGGCGTGATGCCGAATGTTTGGCACTTCTCGCAGCCAACGCCGCGCCGTGTCTAGTATTTCATAAAGCTTTGCCATTTCGCTGCCGGAAAGCTTGGCCCTGTCGCCGCGCTTAGATCCTAAGGCCACTTCGCCGGATGCGCGCCGCTTTATTTCCCGCATCGCCGTGTTGACCTGAGATGCAGTTGGCCAAGCCCGGCTGTCAACATTCATTTTCACGTGTTGAAATGTTGCGTCGATCAAATCAGCCCAGGCGCTTTCGCTGACGAACACCTGAGTTATGGTGTCGATTTCCCGAGATACAGCTTCTGGGTTGTCTTTCATGCTGTCGACCTGAGAAAACGTTTCCAGCCATTCTCTCACTTTTTTTCTTGTATCCGTCATGTTGCCATCCTTTGATTTTCTTCGTCACGCTTGCGCAGAATTTCCATGGCTGCATCCATCGTTTCTTTTTGCGTAGGCCCTGCCTTTCTCCGAAATTTTGCAAACCTTCCTTCCCGCCCCCCTTGGGGGGTAGGGGGGTATGGGGGTTCTATGGGGGTTCTTAACGGTTCGGGCGCACCTGCTGCGGGGTTTTGTGCAGTTTGCTGCGGGGTTTCCGCATCCATATGCGGGGGGCATTTGCTGCGGGGGGCATTTGCTGCGGGGTTTTTAATCAGGTATTGATTGCATCCCTTGCGCCCGTTTCCTGTCTGAACAGACAGCCATCCATGGGCCTCTAGGCGGCGGATTATCGTCTGCACGCCGCGCTCGGATAGGCTGGTTCTGCGCTGGATAGATGCCACCGAAGGCCAGCACTCCCCAGCCTCATTTGCATAGTCAGCAAGCGCCAAAAGCACGAACCTATCGGATGAACCGGCGGGCCCATTTTCCCAGATCGCAGACATTAACTTGATGCTCACTTCTCAGCCCTCTTATTGGGCTACGGCTTGCGCTGGTTTGCGCTTAATGGTAACAATGCCGTAGCAGTCTCGCACCTGCACTCTATGCACCTCAGTGCAAAGAAGCAAGCCCGCCGGATCACTCTGGCGGGCTTTGTTCATTCCCCGCGCCGTGTTGCCTCACGATTTACCGCGCTCATCACCGACGAATGATCACGGCCCAGCACCTTGCCAATGGCCTCAAACGTGAATCCCTCGCGCCGGGCGATATAAGCCACCAGGTCGCGCGCTTTTGCCCACGGTGCCTTGCCGCGATACTTGCCCATGATCTGCGCCACAGTGACGCCAGACGCCTCAGCTACAGCCTCGACAATGGCCGG